ATTGGTTTCAAAACACGTTACGGCATGGTTGCAAACCCATTCGCAACTGGTTTGACAAGTGGCAATGGCGCATTGAACGCACGTTCAAACGTCTACTACCGTATCTTCCAAGTTAAAAACTTGATGTAAGATAAAGAGTCACCGCAGAGTGATACTTAAAAGGACCCTTCGGGGTCCTTTTTTTTGGCTCCTAAATATTAGTTAGTAGAGGAGATAAAATGTCTGCAATAAACAGAACACCGCAAAATACCAATTTACTTCAACCCACAAAATTTATATTAACATTTGATAGAGTTAGAACGACTCAATATTTTTGTCAAACTGTTAATCTTCCAGGAGTTACTTTGGGTGAAGTGAATAGAGCTACACCTTTTTTGGACATGTATTCACCTGGTACAAAATTAAGTTATGATCCGTTGGTAGTAGACTTTATTTTAGATGAAGAATTGCAGGGGTGGAAAAACATATATGATTGGTTTCTTACCATGGCAGATCCAGATGGTTTTGAAAAACGTGATGGTAGTAAAGAACTACAAACTAACAAACATTTTTCAGATGCCACATTAACAATTTTAAGTGGACTCAATAATCCAATACTTAGAATACAATATTTAAATGTTTTTCCTTTAANCATCAGTGATATAAATTTTGATACCACACAATCTGCGGATACAATATTAACTGCAACGGCAACATTTAGATATCAATCATATAATTACTTGACAGTTTAATTAGTTTGTGTTATAATGTTTTGAATGNTTAGGATTACATTAAGTTGTTGATTCTAAATAATAATTTGTTATATTTGAATAAATATGGAAACACTTGAACAAGTTTTAAAAATGTGGGAAAAAGATGCGGTTATAGACCAAACCGAGCCATCTAAAGAACTATTAAATATTCCCAAATATCATAGTAAATACCTTGGTGTACTTACTAAACATAAGATTGCATCAAAGAAAGCACACTTTGATTATCTACGTATGCGTAAAGTTAAATGGGAATACTTTACTGGCAAAATGTCTGAAGAAGAATTGGAACAATATGGTTGGGAACCATTTCAATTCGCACTCAAGTCAGATATCAATACTTACCTAGAAGCAGACAAAGACCTCATCAAGTTACTTGAAAAGAAAGTATACCATGAAGAAGTCACATCCGTGGTTGAATCAATTATGGCCGAACTTAAGCAAAGAACATGGCAGTTGAGAGATTTTATTTCTTGGGAGAAATTCATTGGTGGCCAATGAACATATTACAATAACCAAAGTAAACGAAGTCTACGGCAAAGTGGAATGCGAACGCCACGTTGCACGAGAGTTATCAGAATACTTCACATTCTTTGTACCTGGTTATCAGTTCGTTCCAGCCTATCGGAATCGTATTTGGGATGGTAAGATTCGCCTATTCAATTTACAGTCCAGTCAACTATATCTCGGACTAGTTCCATATCTTACAGAATTCTGTGATGAACGTGAATATGCATACTCACATGACCTGATTGAAGATGAATATTCTGTNTATCATGCACACAAATTTTTTGATACCTTGAATCTACATTCACAAGGTAAGCCAATTGGTGTCAGAGAACACCAACAAAATGCGTTTATCGAAGCAATACAAAAACGCAGAACATTGTTGTTGTCACCGACCGCATCAGGTAAATCACTAATCATCTATTTGATTTGTCGTCAACTATTAGACTATCAAAATCTTAAAGGCCTTATCATTGTGCCTACAACCTCATTGGTTGAACAATTATATGGAGATTTTGGAGATTATGCAAGTGAATCTAATTTTAAAAACGATATACATGTACACAGAATCTACCAAGGTAAAGAAAAAACAACAGACAAAGAAATAACAATTTCTACATGGCAGTCACTTTACAAGTTGCCAGCAGAATACTTTCATCAGTTTGATTATGTAATTGGTGATGAGGCACACCTGTTCAAAGCACAATCTTTAACTTCAATATTAACATCNTGCATTAATGCCAAGTANCGCATTGGTCTTACTGGAACTTTGGACGGAACCAAAACACACAAGTTGGTATTGGAAGGTTTGTTTGGGCCAACAAAAAGAGTTGTAACAACCAAAGAATTAATTGATAAAAATCAATTATCATCCTTTAACATTAAATGTTTAGTACTGAAACACTCCGAGGAGATTTGTCAACTAATGAAGGACAAGTCTTATCCGGATGAACTGAAGTATTTGATTGAGTCTGAAAATCGAAATCGTTTCATACGTAATCTGGCAGTAAGTTTAACCAAAAATACATTGGTGTTGTTTCAAATGAAAAAACATGGTAAATTACTTTACGAAATGATTAAAGAGAAAGCTGTTGGNCGNAAAGTATTTTTTGTTGACGGAGATGTTGAAACAGAAGTCAGAGAAGAAATTCGTAGAGTTATGGAAATAGAAGANGATGCAATTTTTGTGGCTTCGTTTGGTACAACAAGTACTGGCACAAACATNAGAAATCTNCACAATATTATATTTACATCACCATCNAANTCTAGAGTTAGGAATCTACAGTCTATTGGCCGTGGTTTAAGGCAGTCTGATGGNAAAGAGATTGCAACTCTTTATGATATTGCAGACGACCTTAGGATAAAAAAACACACAAACTTTACTTTGCAACACTTTGTGGAAAGAGTAAAGATATATAATGAAGAACAGTTCTCTTTTAAAATTTACAATATAGGACTAAAAAATGGCAGTTAAAATTTTACGATTTAAAGATGGTCTAGATGTAATCTGTGACTGCATTTATGAAAAAGATAACAAAGTGGTGATTGACAGTCCCATGTTGTTCGAACTCAGAGGAACAAACCTCATATTGCAACACTGGTTACCTGTGTTCGTAATGAAAGGAGAGTCTGTTGAGGTTGGTATGGATAACATACTATGCACAATGGATCCAACTGATGATTTTGAAGAATATTATTCAACATCCGTCATTAAGTTAAAAGACTCTGAGAGAAAAGAAAGAGAAGTGGAACTTAATGATGAAGTCATGGCTGCCTTTGAAGAAAAGGAGATTGGTAAATCTTTAATACATTAATATCATAGGGGAACACCGAGGACTATATCATATGTCAAGCCCCTTGTCAACAACTTTTTATGGTACATTTGAATGAGTAAACAAAAACATTATATAAACAATCAAGATTTCCTAAAAGCACTTGTCGATTATAAGACAAACTGTGTAGAAGCCGAAATGGCTAACAAACCAAAACCAAAAATTCCCAATTATATTGGTGAATGTTGGATGAAGATTGCCGAAGGATTATCACACAAGCCAAACTTTATTAACTATACCTATCGGGATGAAATGGTTTCGGATGGTATTGAGAATTGTTTGATGTATTTTGAAAACTTTGATCCGTCTAAGTCAAATAATCCATTTGCATATTTTACTCAAATTATATATTTTGCATTTTTACGCAGAATACAAAAAGAAAAGAAACAACTATACGTCAAATACAAAGCCACAGAGATGTATGGTATTCTGGATGAATTTGAAATGTTAGAAGGTGAAGATGGTAGTACCAAACAATTTGAATTATATGACAATATTGCAGAGTTTATTGAAACATATGAAATTGCCAAAAAGACCAAAAAGGCCGGCAAAGATGCCGCAAAGAAACCAAAAGGACTTGAAAAATTTATAGAGGAGTGATTATGAAAACTGGATTTACATGTTCCACATTTGACCTTTTTCATGCAGGTCATGTGATGATGCTAAAAGAGGCAAAAACACAATGCGACTATTTGATTGTTGGACTACAAATTGATCCTACGATTGATAGACCTGGTATTAAAAATAAACCAGTGCAATCGGTATTGGAAAGATTCATACAGGTAAAGGCTTGTATGTATGTTGATGAAATTATACCATATGCCACTGAAAAAGAATTGATGGACATATTGACATCCTATCAAATAGATGTTAGAATCATAGGTGAAGAATATAGGGATAAACAGTTCACTGGTTATCAGTTACCTATGTCAGTCTATTTTAACAGTCGCCAACACAGTTTTTCAACCACTGAGTTACGGCAAAGAGTATTGGAAATTGAACAGAAAAAATGAAAGTAGCAATAATAACTGACCAACATTTCGGCGCAAGGAATGATTCAACACTTTTTTTAGATTTCTATGAGAAGTTTTATAGAGACACATTTTTTCCCACGTTGATAAAAGAAAAGATTGATACTGTACTCATTCTTGGTGATACATTTGACCGTAGGAAGTATATCAATTTCTTTTCACTGAAACGTGCAAAGCAAATGTTCTTTGATCCCTTGTTTAACATGGGTGTACAAGTTCATATGTTGGCTGGTAACCATGACACATACTTTAAAAATACCAACGATGTTAATTCGGTTGATTTACTTCTTGGTGAGTATGGTATCACGTTAAATGTTAT